TAGGTTTACGTCCAGGTGCAATGGCTGAAGATAAGACTCTTCCATTTGAGCAACAAATCATCAACTACTTATTGCAGTTACATTCATTTGAATTGGATAAATTAATCTGGAAAGGTAACAAAGCAACCGGTACAGGTAACTTAGCATTCATGAATGGGTTCCGTCAATTCTTGACAGTTGCCAATGGATGTGTTGATTTGAACACATCTTCAACTGCATCAATCTCTGCATCTAATGCATTCGATGTGTTCTATGAGTGTTTTATTAATACTCCAGCAAATGTTGCTGAGGCTAATGATTTCATCTGTTTCACAGGTCGTGAGAACTTTAATTTCTTGACTAAGAACTTGGTTGATGATAACTTATTCCATTACAATCCAGCTAACATTGGTGACTTGAATGAGTTGATCCTTCCAGGAACAAACATGAGAATTGTTAAAGTTAACGGATTGAATGGTCTTGATAACATCTACACTGGTAGAGCTTCTCAATTTGTATTCGGAACTGACTTAAGCTCTGATTTTGAGAACTTTGATCTCTGGTTTTCGCAAGATGATGATGTCATATACCTACGTTCAAAATTCAGAGCTGGTGTTCAAGTACCATTCTTGAATCAAATCGGAGTGTGGAACGGAACATCTTCACCTAACTAAAATTAACAAGGGAGTGGGGAACTGCTCCCATTTTATAAACATTAAAAAAACAAAGAACAATGGCTTGTAATATGACCACAGGATATAATGACAGAACTTGTACCAATGGAAAAGGTGGTATCAAATCTGTTATGTTATTCCCATTAGGAAATGTTTCTGCATCCACAATTGTTGATAACGAGATCACTGCTCTGACTGTTACTGGTGAAGTATTCTTATATAAGTTAAAATCAAACTTATCAAGTTACACTGCACCAATCCGAGTGAATAAAGGAAATGGAACTCTTTGGTATGAACAAACCTTGACAATGATCTTGGCTTCGGATACAAAGGAATTGAGATCTGAAATTCATTTGTTAGGTCAGAATGAAGTGGTTGCAATTGTAGAGAAAGCTGATGGAACTACTGTTGCTCTTGGATTCGGTGAAGGCCTACAAATTGCTGAGGCTTCCGCTTATGGATCTGGAGTATTGAAATCTGACAGATTAGGTCATGATATCATCATGGGTGGATTGGAAAATGATCCAGTTCCAGATGTTGATTCAGCTGTTTATGCCTCTTTATTGGCACAGCAATCTCCATCAATTTAAGAATTGAATAACTCTTATCATAAAGGGAGGGCTGTGTCCCTCCTTTTTTTGTATATTTGAATCATGGAAATACTAAAAAAATACATTGGCTCAATGCAATGGTCACCATTACTCAGTAAATGGATCACCATTGAGAGAGGTAAAGAGGATTTTTATCAAAAGATTGGACTCTTGCACATATTTGAAAAACGTAAACCTAAATTAATTAAAGATGCTAAGATTAGAGAAGAGCTACCCTTCAAATCTGATAGTGACAGTGACAGAACTGACAACAGTGAGTCCAGTTCATTATCTGTTTGAGTTTGAGCATGAGCAATCTTTTTTAAAATATTATTGCATTCTGCCTAATCTGAGCACTGCGACATCAAGATATGATGAATTCTTGCTCACTGATGGTGTGGATGTGACCTTTGATTATGATGGATATTACACATATAGAATCTATCAACAAACATCATCAACCAATCTTGATCCTGAATTCTCAGATGGCTTGGTTGAGGAAGGCAGAGCTCATGTTTATGAGATTGATTCACCTTCCACAGAATTCTCAACTAATATAACATTCAACATATATGAATAAGTTTGAATCAATGTCATTCAGAAAGGACTTTGTCCTTCCAATTGAGGAGCAAGATAGAATGCTTGGCTTCATTAAATGGGGAAAAAAGAATGACTATCCATATTTTTTGGTGGACCTCTATAATGGATCAGCCTGGCACCAAGGTATAATAAAGAATAAAACTCACTACATTGCTGGTGGAGGTATTGAAGTTGTCTCTGGTGAGCTTGGAAGATTTATTGCCAATCCTTATTCTGATTTTAACATGAATGAGATTGTTGAGCAATTGGCATTTGATTATGAATTATTTGGAGCATTCGCTGTTAAAGGTACATGGAACAGAGAAGGGACCAGAGTTGCTGTGTGGGAGTATCTTCCAATTGATGCAATCAGAATATCATCTGATGAAAGAATGTACTATCTCTCTGATGACTGGACAATGCAACAGCAATCAGCTGAGAAAACAAATCTTAGAACATTGCCAGCTCTTGATGAGAATAATAAAGTTGGATCATTTGTTTTATATTACAAGGATCCATCAAAGAAAGGCCGTAAAGAGCATGGAGTATATCCAAAGCCACCATATCAAGGAGGGATCACAGCAATTCAGACTGATGTTGATATAAGTAAATTCCATATGTATGAATTGCAGAATGGATTCAAGTCAGGAACTATGATCACATTTGTCAATGGATTTCCAGAGACACAAGAGGAGGCAGAGGCATACAAGAATCAAATCAAAGGACCAGCATCAAGCATTGAGAATTCTGGAGATATTATAATCACTTTTGCTGAGACAGCAGATCAAGCTCCAAAGGTTGATAATTTAACTGGCAATGATCTTGATAAGAGATATGATGCTCTTGAGTCAAGTGTTCAACAGAACATCCTTGTTGCTCATGCAGTTGTATCTCCATCTTTATTTGGAGTTGCTCCAGAGGGATCATTCAATGCAGCTGAGAGTGCAGATTTATTTGAGATCTTCAAGAATACTTATGTCAATACAAGACAAAAAAGAATTGAATGGATTCTAAATTATATGGTGAAACTTTCAGGAGATACTGGTGTGCTTAAATTAAGAGATGTGACTCCGATTGGTGTAAGTCAAGAGCCAACTCCAGCTCCAGAACAACAAGATGCAGCATTTAACAGACAAGATGTGAACGCATTGATAGATATCACTACTAAATTAAATGAAGGAAAGATATCTCATGATAGTGCATTGAGTATCATTATGGCATCATTTCCAACCATTGATCAAGCACAAGCAAGAAGGATTGTTGGATTGCAACCAGGACCACAGCAATTGTCATCATGCAAGTTTGATCATGATGAGGATGAGATTGGTTACTTTGCTCAATATGGATCACCAGCTCATGAATATGAGGTGATTGCAACATTTCCAATTGCATGGGATACACCATCAGCTGATGTATTCTCAAAGCAAGATCAATTATTTGCAACCATTGCTGAGATATCAGCTGAGTTAAATGATTTTGATAAGAATGTCCTTAAGATGATTGGAGATGGAGAGGATTCAAATGCTATTGCAAAAGCTCTCAATTCAAACATTGAAGATATTGCAAAGTCAATGGCTAAATTAATGAAATGGGAGGTAATCACCAAAGGTGAAGTCACTGAGTTAGGGACTCGTCTTGTGAGAGAGGAGCAGATTCCAATTGAAAGATTTGAGGTCAGATATGGTTACAGGACCAGATTGGATGTTCCTCCAGCAAAGAGTGGATCAAGACAATTCTGCGAGAGATTATTGTCATTGAATCGATTGTATACCCGGGATGAGATTAATAGTATCTCTAATAGGTTAACACCATACAGAGATGTGTGGAGATACAGAGGTGGATGGTATACCAATCCAGATACTCAAGCGTCAACACCATGGTGTAGACATGAATGGATTCAGCAATTAGTTGTAAAAAGATAATATGAAAACATATCCAGAATTAAGAGAATATTGTAAAGACATGAGCATGGATGAGCTTGTATCATGGATTGAAAATACTCCAGGACATTATCAGAATCTGACATCATTATGGTCATATATCCATGATCAAGTTGATAGCATTCAAGATTACAAAGGAGCTGAGCATCATAGGAAAATATGGTCAAGTGTTTATGAGAATCTTGATATTGACTTTAAAGGAAAGACTGTGATGGATCTTGGTCCAGGTAGTGCAGAAAGTTTGATTGTTGCCAGAGATATGGGAGCAAGAGATTGCTATTTCATTGATAATGATCCAGTGATATTCAGATTTTGTGAATTGCTTGGATTCAAAGGTTACTATAATGACTATCGTATATCAAGACCAATAACAGATAAAGTTGATTATCTTGTGGCAAAAGGCTCAATCAATTCTGATGAATGGACCAATAACAAGATTGACATCAATAAATTCCTTGAATGGATTGAAGGATTTGCAACTAATGTCATCATAACTCCCACATATCAAAAAGGAGAGACCATTGATGGCTGGGATTACACATGTGTTGGTGAGCACAGAGAGAGGTATCTCAATGGACCAATACATAACGGATTTATAAAACGAGGTTATAAACAAATTTATGTTGATGGTCATAACCATGAATATAGATTCCCATTCACATACGCATTATGAACTACCTACTATCAGTGGAGAATCTTAAAAAATTAGGATTAATCCACAACAATACAGATACCAAGCTCTTGGCAGTTGCTATCAAGCGAAGTCAAGACATGCATATTCAACCAGCTCTTGGGACTCCTTTATTCAAGGCATTACTTACAAGAGTTGAGACAAACACATGGACTCCTGACTATCTCACATTGATGAATGATTATGTTGTGCCATGCTTGGTTGCTTTCGTTGATTACAGAGCAGCATTGCTATTGACTGAGAAGATGACCAACAAAGCAACAGGAAGAGTATCTGATGAGAATCTTCAAGCAAATACTTTGACTGATGTACATGAATTCAGAGATCAGTTGAGAAAGGATGCATATTTTTACAAGGAGAGACTTGTTGGATTCCTTATGGATGATCAAGCAACCAAATATCCAGAGTATTGTGATATGTGTTCTGATCATTGCAATGAATATGTCAAAAAAGATAAGACTGGATACAAGCCATTAAATTGGATACAATGAAATTCTCAAAGAAACAGATTGATAAACTCAAAGCATATCTAAACAAGGATGGAAAGAACATTAAACCAGCTGATGAAAGAGCTGGAAATAATAGCAACAGAGCACAGGCAGATAAGAGAATTCTTTCAAGGTGATTTCATTGATGCTGTCTCAAGAGATGCAGCTCAATATCCTTTGATGGTTGTAACTTTACAGCCTGGATCTATGACATCTCAAGCTGTGAATGTGAATATGGTCATCTCAATATGTGATAAATATAATATCCAGGAATATAGACAAATCAATGAGATACATTCTGATTGTCTTAGCATCTGTAATGACATCAGAATCACTTTCCAGCAATGGAGATTTGAGGAGTTTCTTGATATCAATGGAGATATCTCAACACAACCATTCATCAATAGAGGTCCAGATGTAACTGCTGGATGGACAATCGGAGTCAATGTATCAATCTATGACTACAATGATTGGTGTTCCATTCCTTATGATGATTATAACTTTGAGAATGGCAATCCTCCTCCATCTGGAGATTGTGGAGATTTGACAACAACATATCAAGTTTATGTCAATGGATCTCTTGAGGATACCTTCACACAGGACACAACAACCAACAACACAATAAACATCAATTTATAATGGCAACAACAACCATCAATGTAACAGCTCAAGCATATGATACTATCAAGGATGAGAGCACATCATTAACGCAGAGATCAACTTTAAAATTTACAGGAGCTGGAGTCACAGCAGCAGATAGTGGAGGAGAGACTGTTGTCACCATTCCTGGTCCATCAGCCACAACAAATGTAGGTCTCTTTGCACAGACAGCCAATAGTCCAACATTAACAGCAACAACAACAGAAGGAACATTGATTGATGGAGGTGTTGGAACTTTATCTGTGCCAGCAAATGGCTTTCAAGTTGGTGATTCATTCAGAGTTGAAATGGGTGGAGTTATGAGTGCTCAGAACAACAATACATTAAGAATCAGATTGAAGTCTGGATCTGTTGATTTAGGTGATTCAGGACCATTAACAATGCCAGCAATCACCAATCAAGTCTGGATGCTCAATGTCACATTCACAATCAGAGCCATTGGAGCTGCTGGTGTTGCATCAGTTGTGAGCTTGGCACAATTCCACATATTAAAATTAGCATCTGGAACTCAACAAGGATTCGCTTGGAACACAGTGAACAATACAACCTTTGATACTACAATCAGCAATACGTTAAACATCACAGCTCAATGGAGTTCAAACAATGCAAATAATTCAATTTACTCTGATATATTTGTTCTGAATAAAACATATTAGCATAATAAGTATGGAGAAAATATTCAAACTTGATTTTAAAACATTTCTTAAAAGTCCATTTACTTATTTATTCTTTGTCTTATTTGCAATAGTAATTATGACTGGCAGATATCTCATAACATCAAAAGACAATGAAATCAAAACACAACAAAAGAAGATTGATGATTGTGATGAGG